GACGAATACAGCAATAGGACCAGAAAAAGCAATCGCATTGTACGGTCTAATTCCTACGAGACGAGCAATTTCAAACTGCCTGAGCATAAAACCGATAAGAGCGAAGGCTCCGTGGAGCGCCACAAAAGCCCAGAGTCCCCCAAGCTGGCACCACCGGACGAAATCGCCCTGAGCTTCAGGACCCCAAAGTAGAAGAAGAGAATGACCCATAGCGTCAGCAGGAGTTGACACTGCCGCTGTAAGAAAATTAGCGCCCTCAAGGTAACTAGACGCCAACCCGTGGGTATACCAGCTCGTAACGAAAGTTGTGCCAGTAAGCCAGCCACCAATTGCAAGATAAGCAGTGGGAAAAAGAAGTAGTCCAGACCAGCCCACAAAGACAAAGCGGTCGCGTTTAAGCCAGTCATCCAGGACATCGAACCATCCCCTCTGTTGTAGAGTTAAATTTGATGCTACCATTTGAATAAGTAATATTACTTAACATTAGAGAGTAAAAAAATAGAGGGTCCGTAGACCCTCTGTAAGTCTAGCAGGTTTTATCAACCAATGCTAGGTGCGGTGAGTGCCACAGGAGTGGACTCAGCAGCAGCAAGATCCAAGGGGAAGTTGTGAGCATTACGCTCGTGCATAACTTCCATACCCAGACCTGCGCGGTTGAGTACGTCTGCCCAGGTGTTCAGAACACGACCTTGACCATCAATAATGGATTGATTGAAGTTGAAGCCGTTGAGGTTGAACGCCATGGTGGAGACGCCGAGGGCGGTAAACCAGATGCCCACGACTGGCCATGCTGCGAGGAAGAAGTGCAGCGAGCGAGAATTGTTGAAAGAAGCATACTGGAAGATCAGACGACCGAAGTAACCGTGTGCTGCAACAATGTTGTAGGTCTCTTCTTCTTGACCGAACTTGTAACCATAGTTTTGGGACTCAGTTTCCGTGGTTTCACGGACCAGCGAAGAAGTAACGAGACTTCCATGCATAGCAGAGAACAGAGATCCACCGAATACCCCAGCAACACCGAGCATGTGGAACGGATGCATAAGGATATTGTGTTCTGCTTGGAATACAAGCATATAGTTAAAAGTACCAGAGATACCAAGAGGCATAGCATCGGAGAAAGATCCTTGACCGAAAGGATAGACGAGGAATACAGCAGAAGCAGCAGCGACAGGTGCGCTATATGCAACGCAGATCCAAGGACGCATACCCAAGCGATAGGAAAGTTCCCACTCACGACCCATATAAGCAAAGATGCCGATGAGGAAGTGGAAGATTACCAGTTGGAAAGGACCACCGTTATACAGCCACTCGTCGAGCGATGCGGCTTCCCAGATGGGATAGAAGTGAAGACCAATTGCGTTGGAAGAAGGAACAACTGCACCAGAGATGATGTTGTTACCGTACATGAGTGAACCTGCAACGGGTTCACGGATGCCATCGATGTCCACAGGGGGAGCAGCGATGAAGGCGACGATGAAGC